TTTAAGTTATACTTTCTTGAAAAGTTGCCCAATCCATCATATCTGTCTGCTGTAGTCCATTGAATCAAACCAAACCCACCTTGCAAACAATTCTTATAACCTGTCATCGATCCACCTTCACAAACAAGATGCTTAAATCGGGATTCTTGTTTGATGTTACCCATGACAACTGCAAGAGCGTTGATATTACGGATTCCACGGTGCTCTTGTAAGAAATTCAGAGCAATTCTCTCAACTGGTGAACAATCAAGACACACAACAATTGGAGCTGGAGGTGAAGCGTAGATCATAAAAATAACTTACTGGATGAGATACAAAGTAGAAAGGACAGCATGAGAACAACATCCCATGATTTAGTTCTGATGAAATATGGCACTGATATTGCATCGGCAAACAACATCATCATAGCACCTAGACTAGCACTGATATGCAATATTGTAAAGTACGAAATGATGACGAGAGCACTACCGAAAACCCTTGCAATCACATCTATTTTCATGCCATTTCCCTCTTGATATTCTTCTCGATTTCCTTCAACCAACGCGCTTTACCTGGTGTCTTTGATGTAACCACCACAGCATTGTTTGGTCCATGCCATGTATAGTGGTTGCCGTTACGATGCAGCACAAACTCATACGATTTCATGAGTTTTCTCAAATCTTTGTGGATTTTGACAGTCATGATCAACGGATGTAGAGATAACCACCGGCCCAATCTGCACGAGCGAGGCAATTTTGACGCGATTCAATCGAAAGAAGATTGTAACGCACTCCCTTGGCAGGTGCTTTGAATGATGCTGCTTTGAATACCTCACCACTCTTTTGATCAACAAAAGCGTGGACTGAGCGAGAACCAGCACCAGTCTCCATGATCAGCTTATGGTACTTGCGACCCGATTCAATGTAGAATTTGTAAGCAGGTCTCGTGCTGCAATCGTAGACCCGCTTAAAATCGTCTGTAAGGCGCTCGCACAGCGCCAAGCAATGATCCCTGACCATGCCTCGGATCGTCTCTTGTGCTTGCTCTTGCTGTAGGGTCATGAGGGTGATCCGTGTTTACCCTCATATTATAAAACCCCACCGCTATAGCGGTAGGGTTCCTGTGCCAGTTCTTGGACTGGTATGTTTTTCTAACTTTTTACAGAGCTTTATGGCAGACTGAAAGTTACGGCAGGTCTTTAATATGTTCCCGCCGTGTATAACTACGAATTTTCTGCCATTACTAGGCACCGCAGCGACCATTCCATCCTTGCTGACATAACCAGACCATGGATTTCTCGCTTCAAGAATTCTTGTGTTTGTATGATAAAAAGTTTGATAATTCAAATGTCAATTAAGTGATGAAGGCACAGTAGTCATAACCCTCTCAATTCTATGAGTAGGGTTTGCTGACTGATAGTCAGTTTCGGCGGTAGTATTATCAGATGCAACGACTGTTGCCTCTAAGAGAGGACCAGATCCGTTAACTCTGTAGGAGATAATATGCTTATAGTATGCCATTAAACTTTAGGTGTTGTCTTGATTGATACAACAACAGCACCAGGTACTTCAGCTTTAAGAAGTCTTTCTGCTGAAGACTTGGAGTTTTTAGCATAAGTTTTTGCCAAAGTTTTGCCACCACTAGTATAGGTGACTTCTTGATTGTAACTTGCCATTGTACTTAGTTTATGCGAATGAGTGTGCGGGGAGACCATCAACAAAGATAAGGTCAATAACTTTCTGGAGACGATTGCGGGTCGCCAGTGATGTTTTGCCCGATAGAGGCACAGTCACAACACCATGAGATTTGCGGTACTGTGAGAGATTACCAGGAGTAATCTTGCCCTCAGCAATAGCTTTAACATCATCACTATGTAGGCGAATAACACGCCCAATCGTCTGCGCCATCTCAATTACAGGCAGATTACGCAGTAAAATAGTGTGTGTCAGACCAGGAACATTGATACCTTCAGAGAGAATAGAATAATGGAAGATGATAAACTTCTTGTCATCATCTTTGCCCCACTTCGTCAGAGTATTGAAGAACTCTTGACGACTGACTTTCTGACGATTGACATATGCACCATGCTTAGATGTGATGTGCAGGATGTCATAACCTTTGGCATTTAGTTCTGCAAGAACATCAGTTTTAGACAACATGTTCCACAGAACACGAGTATTAGGAGCAGCAACTAGCACCTTTGCAGACTCTGCCTCAGACAAATCATCAACAACATCGATAAGCAGGTCACGATCTACCTCGTGTGCATTCTCTTTAGTGCGAACAAGTTCGGACTCATGAACAACAAGCTTAGGTGGAATGATGCTGCCATTGTTGACGAGTTCAGGGGCAGGAACGAGCACAAGATCATCACCGAACACGACACGATTGTTCATGCCGTTAGCATAAGGATTGCGACTGAATTTAGGTGTGGCAGTGAAGAAATATGCAGATTCTGCTGCCATAGATGTAGCAGCAACACCGACAAAATGATTTTTCTGTGTTGCATTGTGTGCCTCGTCACAATACAGAACATCAACATCGATGCCACTATCAACAATCTTATGCAGACTGTGATAGGTAGTGAAGATTAACTGATGAAAGTTACCACGGCAGACAGCATTATGTGATGCAATCTGTGCGACTTTAGTAGCACGATAGGCATCAACCTCACCGCTGTGAACATGCATAACAGCACAACTCACCTCACCGTTGAGATAACTATGAAACTCATCATAGAGTTGCACTGCGAGAAGAATACGAGGTGCAACAACTACAATTGTTTGTTTTTTATCAGACTGAAATCGACGCTTGCAATCTTCCATCATGATGACAGTCTTGCCACCACCAGTAGGAACATAAACGCAACCTTTGTTGGTTTTCTCGATTGCGTCAAGTGCTCGCTGTTGATGAGGACGAAGTTGCATCATGTTTTGTCGCTTATGAAATAATTATAGCAGGTCCATATCCTTGCGTCTGTGTCTGTGTGACGGTTCATTGACTGACCTATACCATGGGTGCTCGTACTTTTTATTAATGTTATTCTCTTCCACCCATCTTTTCAAAGCATAATATCTTTCTCTCCAGATATCAGCTTCAGATTGTTCCTGATTTTTTATTGAAGTTGTACTTAATGACATACTCTTCGTGTTGTTCTCCAGAACTTTGTACTATTTTAACATGTTCGATCCTATAATGCGGATCTAACATATTGCCAAGTGTATGTAGTTGCCACATAATTTCACTGGCACCTCTAGTATCTTCGTTACTCATTCGGTTTACTCATACTCTGATATGTATCAGGTTTAGTTAAACTCCAAGAACCATCTTGATTATCAATCCATTGCAATACATCACCCTCTTTCCATCCCATCTCTTCTAAGAAATAGGGAGGGAATGTAAGCACTCCATCATCATCAACAGTAAGTGTAGTGCTCATGATTTAAGAAAGAAATTGCCAGCAATAGAAACTCTGTAGTCATCAGATGTGTAGAAAGGATATACACAATGATGCATTTGTGCAGGGAATAACAACATCGTATTTTCAAATGATTTGTCTATTGGTAATGTAACAGCACTTAAACCTCCCATAGTATCCTGATAGAAAAGTTCAAATTTACCATTACATGTACCAGTCTCATCCTCTTCTTCTCTATTATAGGGCACTTTTAACCATATTACAAAGCTAAAGATGCCTCCATGATTATGTACTGGATTATATTCGTATTTCTCCTGAAAGTTTACCCAGGCATCAGGTAGACAGAAATGTGTATCATCTAAACTTACATTATATTTGTTGGTTAGAAAGTTCTTCTCTCGTGAATATCTCTCTACCAATGGCATCAACAACGATTCTAATTGTTTGACGCAATTATCACTCAGCTCATATTGTTTCTTGATGTGACCAACCAACTTGTAACTAGCATCTTTTGCTGCATTGAAATCATTTTGTATGATACTAACTTCATTCAATAGAAAGTCAATATCACTCAATTCATGATGAACAACACCATAAGTGTCTAGTTGCAATAGATTAGTCATGCAAATGCTGCTTGTAATGGATTTAGATTAAGTTGCATTGCAGTAAATGGTGTTGTATCGTCTATATTTACTTCAGCACCTACTTTATTTTTGTTGATGGGGGCATGGTAAGTGTGCGTAGTGCCTCTCTTTGCTGTTGTCTTTGTTTTACAGAATCCCCAAATTGTGTGATGTGGATTATTGCCATTAAAGAGATACCCAGGACGATATACAAGGAAAATTGCAATGACATTACTTTTGAACTGAACTTTCTCGTAGAAGTAGTCATCTGTTGGTGGTTCATGAATAAAATCAAGTGGGAGTTCAAGTGTCATAATACAGACCGAGTGGGAAACCATCCGATGTCATACAGTATTCTAGTATCTGCGGTGTTGTCTTGCCTCTCACCTGGTGTCAGTTCTTTGACCGGAAGATGCCCCATGCCCATCTTGTCTGCGAGCTCTCTTACACTGACAGCGGTGCCCGTTCCGACTGATACAGGACCTCTGACGGTGCTCACAGCGAGGTAACGAATGGCACGGCATACATCATGAACATGAATCCAATCTCTTGTGTGATTGGTCACATAAGTTGCAGTTTTATCCTCTAGCATTCTATACATCATATCAGGGCGACTGTCCTCCCCGTATACTGTCGTCAATCTTAGACCAATGGAGCGAGGTGGTGCCATGACTTCATTGATCCATTTCGTCATCGCGTATGGATTCTCCCAATACTCACCATCTACAGCACTAGATGATGCATAGATCAGCAATGTGTTGGTATCTCTACACCAATTAAACAACTTCCGCGCCTTTTCTACATTATTATCGTAGAACTTATGCGGGTTATCTAAGCTTTCACGAATATTTGCAAACGCTGCCAGGTGGATGACCAGATCATAGGGTCCGCGATTAAAATTGGCAATATCATCAGGAATATCAATTCCATCAACACATTTGTCTCCTAATTGTTCTTGCCAATCAGCATATACATGTCTACCAATGAAACCTTTGTATCCTGTGACTAATACTTTCATCCTTCTTCTTTAACCTCCCATGATCCACCAACACCACCATCCATGTTGACAATAATATCTTGCTCTCCTACAGGGGTATATGGATGCTGAGGTTTGTGCTCTCTATCCATAGGTTGAGACTTGGTATTGTCATCCTTAGATAGATTTTTAAGCACAATGAATGCATCTTTATTATACTTACGATCACCTTTTTGAGATGCCCATTTCTTATTGTATCCCTCAGTTTGTTCAATGCCACTCACCTGAGTGCCACCAATCTCCAGGACAATATCATCATTTTCAATATCCCACCCCAAGTACAACATAGTAGCGTGGAAGTCATCGTAAGTAAGCATTAGCCGAAACCTTTTTGTGAACGAGATTTTTGTGATGGATTGTCTTTATCTAGCACTTCAATTCGATCAAGAAAT